GTCGTCGTTATGGCAGTATCAGGGGGACCGTCGACGGGCCTCAGGAACTGGTGCTCCAATGGTATGGTTCGTAGAACCTTCCACCAGGCATGTGAATTCCAAAAGAACTCACAAGTCCTAAGTCCATTGAGTATCTTAAACTTGTCCCTATAGGTCATAGGAATTTCGTCTAAGACGTATGGTCGTACATTGATGCCTTCGAAATAATCTGCTCCGCAGCTCTCACGAAATGGGCCGAAGATGAACGTCTTATCGACGTTTACCCCGAAACCCACATAGTTTAACACCTCGATGAGGTATAGAGCCGAAGACTGTCGTACGATTATGTCGTCGCCATAGACCGAGTAATCCCGGTCGCCGGTGATGGCATAGACAGCCTCAACCAGAGACGCGAAAATAAGCGTCTCTAGAGGGAAGCAGAACCCGTTCCCCATCGTGGTGAACTTTTCATAGGTGTCGGTTCCCCATTCACTTTCGTAAACAGGAGACCTCAACCGATTTAATAGGTTAAACCAGTCCGGGGGCAGAAGCTCCCTCACGATCTCAGTAGAGACCGAGTCAGAAGCCGCTGAAAGGTCAATTGTGACCAACGGGTTCGAGCCACCTAACGATCCTTCGCGCGCCATTCTCTGGTTGCGCGTCTGGTCAGTTAGGTCGATACCGAATCTACGCAGCCGGAGCCGCATATACTCGTCGACACCTTTCTGAATGTAACCATTCAGGGTGGGCTCGATCGCGATTGTCCTATGGACTTTCGCAGTTTTCGGGACCATGGTGATCTTATTATGCCGTACGCTCTGGTCTTTGATCCGCTGACTAAATGCCTGCCTAAAAAGGTCAGGATCGTAGCAGATAAGTCCCCCTTCTTTTGAAAGGAGTAACTCCCAAATGTGATGGTCACCCATCATAGCTGCCATTGCGTAAGGTGCCGCGCATGGTGTCACGGTCCACTTCCCATCTAGCTTCGCAGCTGAGTGGGTTGCTTGTCCGTGAATACCCACTGATGCACCAGGGCCGAAGTTACACATCTCGTAGATCTTAGGGAGGTTTGGGCTAGTGCCCAACACCCTTTCGATCCACCATCTTGCGTGCGCGAGCACGTTAAGATGCTTCAGTCTCCCCAGACGACGAGCGGCCATAAGCCGTTGGTTTGTCCGTTTACACCGATGCTCGGAGCTAAGGAATTTCTTCCACGCTTCCGATTCGGGTTGGAGACCAGGGTCCTTGAATGGAACCTTGCGAACGAGATACGCTAGCTGATTCATCGCGAAATGATTTTCGCTGTCGCCATACATCTGTGAGGCGAGTGAATCTGCTATCTTCACAGCAGTCGCATAACTGCGACTGCGCAGCGCACCTGAAAGGCGCGCTACGTCAGGCTGTGTTGAAACTCCGAGGCCCTCGGCTGTTGCGTCGAACAGCTCAACGAGAAAACTCGAAGAGTTGAAACCGGCTCCCCGCCTTTTCAGGTTGGGTTTCTGCCGGAATGACTTCTTGGGCATTGCGCCTTTGAAAGTCGAGGGGTGGCTCAATTGAGACTCCTTGGTTAGTTCGACTGGTGACGATCGTTAAGCTAATAGCTGCAATTGCGGCTATCAGCACGATCATTTCGCGTCCCGACATGTTATCGCAGTGGACCTGTAAGGGTCTTACTGCTCGATATCGAGGGACTTGAAATGCGACTTCGCCTCGTTAGAGGTGCAGTACGCGGCCAGGTCGGCCAGGAGCCCATCGACATCTGCAGACGCCATCCCCACGGGGAGGCTGGCCTGCAGAGTAACGATGGCCACACCCGTCTGTTCGACGCCAGTGGACACCGTCCGGTTAATCCGGAACAGCGGCTTCGCGACTCCCGCGTTGTCTTTGACGGGCTTCGGATCCGTACGCTTCAGCTCGACCAGGTCGGTCGTGCTGAACGTATGGGCCGGGCCCGCATAGAAGACAGAGTCGGGGAGACCGCGGTGGCGGTTATAGGTACGAGTGTTGAGCAGCATTACGCTCTTCCTTTGGTTAGTTGCTGGATTGCAAGGCTTATAGCCGCCAGTGACTTGCCAGTGTTCATCTTTTGTTTGAACACTAGACCTAGATGGCGACCCAAATCAGTTGGCACACGAGTTTTAGCCCGATAATCTACCCGTTGCCAATCGCTCAAGTAGCGATTAATGGTCCATGAGCCGATAGTCGCCGCCGGAGTGTGAGAAATCACGCTCTGGAGGTAAGACACCTTATGCTCAATGGTGTACCATTCTGCCACTCGAACTACATCAGCCATCGGCGTCAAAGCCTGGATGAGATCACCCAAGTTCGTCAGCCAATC